CTGTAGGATATTCAATAGCAGCTGAATTTGTAGCTGTTGTTGGATCTGTGCCTGAAACAGTAAAGGTAGCTGTTTGTCGTGCGTAAGCTCCGCCTGAAACTTCTGTGCCACCACCCGTATCAGATGGTGCAACTGTAAACAATGCCACATATAAAGTTGATGGCGCTGTGTAAGAATTGCCACCAAACACATGGTCTAAAACTTTATCTTCTAAATAATCTGAAAAACCAGCCATAATAATTAATTGTTATTGTAGTAGTATATATTCTTTTTAGCCCTTCCGTAAGTTCTTCTTCTATTAACCAAGGATCCTTTACCAAATTCAGCTTTTTCTTGAGCTAGTCTTAGTTGTTCTAAAGCTTTATCAAATTGTTGTGAAAATAATGCAACCCTATCATCTTCCATTAAAAACACAGAAGCGTGTTTTAAGGCACCATATAAATAAACATCTGGATGATTGGTTGATAAAAAGTTAGATGTGTTAGAAGAAGAAAGCGCTGGGATCTTTTCGTAATATGTTAGTTGTAATGTATAAGATGTGTCTGGTGTTGGGGCTAGTTCTAAAGCATCATCCATAACGGCAAAGTAAACGGGTTGACCCACAACATTGTCGTTGGATCTTCTATATACATCTAATGATTCTAGTGATTGTTGAAATAAAGGTCTAAAGTCAGATGTAATTTCTACATTAATAACCTCTAACCAGTCTGTTGGTAAAGATAAATATTGACTATCTGCTGTAGCATTAGCCCTTTTAATCATTTCTTTTAATCTTAATTTACGATTTAATTCTGCTTCTGTTTGATCTATAAAGACATCTAACTGACTATCTGTTAGATCTGATCTGTTTAAAAATGATTTGATATTATCTTTTAATTCTGAGTAAGTCATACTTTACCTTTCCATGTTCTAAACATTTTATTGTCTGGATTGTTTAGCCATTTTTTTAAAGCGTTTTTATCGTGGATAGATCCTTCTCTAACCATCTTCTGATATATTACCATAGGAATCTCTGCAACATGACGCATATCTTTCCCTGGTTTTAGTGCCTGACTTAAATAATTAGCGTACTCAATTGTTGGCTGAACATTTTGGGCTGAATGGTAAATATGTTTATTGTCTTCAGTCGCAAATTCTGAAGTGTAGCCCAATTTATGATCTATGATTGTTCTTCGTGCCATAAGAAAAAGGGGGATCTTACGATCCCCCGTAATATTATGATGTTGTTAAATCTGCAACAACTCCGTGTGCAGCTTCGTTAGATACTTCTAACCCGTATTCAACTACAAGCATTTTGGTTTCTGCGTCACCAATTGTTGCAATATCAACAGTTTGGAAGTTTCTTAAATAAGCTACTTTTGCAAATTCTGGATCAACTAATAATAAAGATCTTTCTCTTGATCTGTTTGATGGTACGATTTGTAACTCACCAAAATCAGATGAATAGATTGATACTGAAGCTTCGACAGTATTGGCATCAATCATCTGTCTTGCTTGAGATCTACCTGTAAATCCTGAGATCTTTTGTTTATTAACTGGGCCACAAATTGCCATTGATGGTTCACCACCATTTGAGAAGCAAGATTGTAAAACATCTTTTAATAAAGTTTCTGTTAATGCTCTTTGCGTGCCGTCTGTTACAGCTGCACCATCACCAGCTGAAGAACCACCTGTTCCTCTGGATTCATTTGATTCGATCCAGTTTTCGAAACCGCCAGTTTTTCTAGCTGTTGAAGCATTACCAGTTGCTTTTGCATTTTTTTGACATAGAGCTTCTTCCATGTCCCTTTTAAGAGCTTTAGCCATGATAGCTAACTGGTGAGCCATTTCTGATCTCTTACCAGCTGCATCTGAAACTTCTTGAGAACCAGAAACTGTTGCATCTCTTTTTGAGATCATACATACATTACTTTTTCTCACAGTTGCTGTGGCTGCTGATCTTGAAAGTTCAAAACCTTCTAACTCACCAGATGATGATGGAGTTGGAAGTGATTCTGTTTGCCAATCAAACACAACATTTTTTACATTTCTGCTACCGATAGAACTCATAAATGGAGTTTGCATTGGGGATATGTTGTAAATAATATTACTTAAATCCTCTCTATCAGCAGTAGCGCTATAGGTATCGAAAGCGTTTGTTACCTTTGCCATTATTTTTTCTCCTTATTTTAATAGCTGTTCAAATACTCTGGCCGCATCCTGAACTCTTCCAGTTTTGGCCAACCTTTGACGCTCTTTTTTTATGGCAGAAGTTTTTACTGGCTTGTTGGATGAACCAGGTCTTGCAATCTTTTTAGATGCTTTTTGTGTTGGTTTTTTCTTCGTAGCTTCTAATGTTTGACCATATAACCACGCTTGTCTTAAACCATTTAGCACCCTGTAATCTACAATTGCATCCATTTCTTCTTGATTAAAACCAAGAGAATTTACTGCATAATTTCTTATATCAGTAATTTCTTTTTGCTTTACTTCAGATTTTTGCCACTCTGGAATAAGTTCTGAAAGCTTTTGATTGCCTTCTTCGATAATTTGTTTTATTTGTTCTTGCCTCTTTGCAAGGTTTTCTTGTTCTAACCTTTGCTTTTCAGCTTGAACTTTAGACAATTTATCTTTTTTCTCATCCCAAAGTTGCCTTTCTCTGACATAAGCAGTTGGATCTTCTTCGTAGAGCTGATTCCAATCTGGCTCATTACCTACTAACTCTTCTAATTGAGCTTCTAACCTAGGTAATAACTCTGCATAAATAGCGTCTTTTTCAGAAATCTCTTGCAGTTGACGGCTTACAGTTTTTTTCTGTTCCGATAACTCCTGAGTTTTTCTGGTGTAGTCTTGCTGACGAGAATAACCATTTTTAAGTTCTTCAAGCGTGACCTCTTGTTCTATACCATCAATTTTGACAGTAAATTGTTCAGGTTGCTCGAGATCTTCTTCGATCTCTTCTGCGTCTTCTTCTACTTCTTCCGAATCAAGATCTTCGATATCTTCTTCAAGATCTTCTTCAATCTCTTCTTCGGCTTCTTCGACAAGATCTTCATCTTGTCCTTCTGCTTCTACCTCTGATTCTTCTAATTGCTCCTCTTCTGGAGTTAAGAAGCCTTCAAAAGCTGAAACAGCTTTTTGATTATCAGTTTGTAAAGCAATCGGCTTTGCGTTGTTGCTCATAAAAAACTCCTTGTTTTAAGAAATATTAACCTATTTTTTTGATTTTTTCTATTTGAGATTTGGCTAACTTGCCTTTTTCAACGATTATACGAATGTGTCGTTCTATTTCTGGTAAAAGTAAAACTGCTTTATGTAGATCCTCTCTAAAATCTACATCATCAATGTTTCTATTATTTAACCAATGTTGTATGTATTCTTCTTTTAAATTACTAATTGCTTGTTTAAAAGTTTCTGAATTTAGTATTTGTTCTGCTTCGGCTGATAGCCTAATTTCGTGATCTTTAGACATTAAGATTCCATCATAAAGTCAAACAAACCTTCTAGTTCTTTACGATCCATGTTGCGAACCATTTCAATTTGATTGCTTCCTAAACCACCAGATCCAGGCACGCCTGTACCGCCACCACCAGATCCGCCTGTATCAGATCCACCTGTGTCACCACCAATAATGCCAACGCTACCGCCAGCTCCGCCACCAACTCCAGATCCTGGATCTTCTTGTGGGGGTTGTGGTTGCATAATAGATCCAGCAGCATTGTAGCCCATAGGTTGTTCAGGACTATACGACACTCCTGGTGCTATCATTTGTTCTACATTTTCGCCACCAGCTATAAGCCTGGCATAGTTAGGGCCACTCATAAAAGCGTTTGGATTTACATAACTTGAGCTTGGGGCTTGTTGTTGTTGTAGTAACAAATCTTGTCTTTGTTGATACGCAGGAACAGATTGACCTTGTTGCTGTTGTTGCAACATATTTAAAAGATTGTTTAAACCTATACTCATTTAACTAAAACTTTATCTAATTTTTCCTCTAGTTTATCAAATCTATCTAAGATTTGTTGAATATCGTCTCTTAATTCTTCTTTTGTAGCGTAGTATTTTGGCAACTCTTCTCTCGTTTTATTTAATAAAATATCTATTCTTTTTATTTCTGATGAATTTTGTCTAATAGAAAATAATAATGGGGCCAACACCAATGTAATAAAAACATTCCAAACTAAATATGTTGACATCTCCATTAATAACTCCAGATATATGGTCTTATCTTACCAAATTTTTCCCCACCAACATCTAAATGTATAAATCTGTCTTTGCCTTTTTGCTGTACCCCTATACCCGTAAAACCAAATTGTGGGGCAAGAGCAACAACCTCATAAGCTTGTGAACCGCTTACCAAGATGTCGACTGCTATACCTTTCGTATGTGTGCCTGGTTTTTCTTTATTAATTTCTGCTGGGTGACTTTCAGATCTGTAAGCTGAGGTAATAATGAATGGAAAATCACATTCGGTTCTAAGTTCTTGGAGCTTGTCTATCACACTAGGATCCATGTAGTTTTCGCCTGTGTGTTTACAAGCAAATTCTTCATACTTAAAATTTGGCCATTCTTTCATTTTGTAACGCCTTTATTTTTTTCCCATGTTCTTAAGCCACCAAGACCAAGCATACCCATAAGAATAGTCATAAGACTGCCCATATCAAATTCTGGTAATGTAACTGTAACCCCATAAAGAGATATGGCAAATACCATGATTGGTTGAAAAACAAAGTGATATGCCAAAGCAAAAGCACAAACCCAGCCAACAAAGGGCCGCCAAGACGCAACAAACCAATGTCTGCTTTGCGCTTCGATTTTATTAACTTCGATCTGCGCCATATTAGCCTTGTGTAATTCGGTTTTAATTTCATGCTCTAGTTTTGCTTTTAAATCTTTATCAGCAACGAATTTATCCAGTACCCCAGATACTGGCCCTATTAAATTGTTTAGTAAATTGCTCATCGAGTTATTTTTTATTTTTTAACGCTACAAGTTTTACATAATCGTAAAATTTTTTTAGCTTCTTATCTTTCGGTGCTGGCAGCACATAAACAATAACTGATGAAAAACCAATTATTATAAAGACAAGACAAACTATATTAAATAGTACATCAAGCATATTAGCTCCTTATTTTTTATATTTCATTTTCTTACCCTTTTTCTTGGCATAGGCTTTTGCTTTAGCCATACCAGATTTAGAGTATGAAAATTTTTTATTTCCTACTTTTGGCATAATTATTTCTTTTTCATTTGTTTGGAAATCCACATATTTTTTACTAAAGATGTTTTTTTACCAAACTTTTTATCAGCAGCTGCTTTGGCAGATGCGTAACCTTTTTTACCTTTTATTTTGGATTTTTTACCTTTATATTTTTTATCCCATACATTCATTTTATTTGTGCCTCGTATCTATACTTAATGCAATTAATGCTAGCGCAATCAATGCACC